TGCTACGGTTATTGCGGCTAATAGCTCGTCTGCTGGTTTGCGGATCACGCAGTTAGGCGCTGGAAATGCGCTGTTGGTTGAGGATGAGGCTAATCCTGATGGCACTCCTGTTGCGATTGATTCTAGCGGGAACGTAATTATTGGCTGCACAAGTAGTTTAGCTACAGCACCCTTTAATTCGCCGCCATTACTTCAAGTACATAGAAGTAACTCAAGCATAAATTATGCAAGTGCTGGAATTACTAATTGGTTTTCTGGGACAACAGGTTCTAGTGTTCAATTATCAAAATCACGTTCTTCAACAATTGGCACTTTTGGCATTGTTTCTAGCGGCGATACAATTGGGCGAATTAGTTTTAATGCTGATGACGGCACTCAATTTATTCCAGCAGCTAATATACAAGCAGACGTAGACGGAACTCCCGGCACAAACGATATGCCCGGACGCTTGGTGTTCTCTACTACGGCTGATGGTGCGTCTAGTCCGACTGAGCGGATGCGAATTCGTAGTGATGGAAATATTGGTTTTGGAGGGGCTGGGGATGTAGCTGTTTCTTTATTTAATCAAAAAACCATTTCTGGGGGGGCTTTTTCATACGCTTTCGCAATATCTACCGTAGCTAATTCAACCGTTACCAATACCGCTCATGGCTATTCAAGCAATATTGGAACGCCAGCTACGGCGTTTACGCTTCCAAATATTTATCATTTCACAGCGCAAAATACAATTGGTTTTGGGGCTGGGTCAACGGTAACAAATCAAATGGGGTTTGTTGCAAGCTCAAACTTAACAGGCGCAACCAACAACTACGGCTTCTACTCTGCCATCCCAGCAGGGACGGGCAATTGGAACTTCTACGCTGCGGGTACGGCTGCTAACTACTTTGCGGGTAATGTGGGAATTGGCACTGCGACACCCGGCGCACCGTTAGAAGTCTCTGGTACAGCTGCGTCTATGGTTGTAAGAGCAACTGCATTAGGACAAGCTTCGTATGTAGTTGCCGCAGCTTCTGATTTTTTTAGTACACCAAGTTATCGAGCAGCGCAACTAATTCAATTTAACGCATCCGCTACGGGTACAACATTAGGTTTAAGTAACGCCAACTTGGGTGTATTGAGTTTTCAAAACGTATCTAGCGCAGCAATCACTACGAACGGAGCAAACATTTTAAGAATTGGTACACTTGGAACTACCGCTATTAGCATTGCATCTAATCAAGTGCTGTCACTAGGCGCAGCGGCTGGCTCAGAATCCCTGCGTGTCACGCCTGTTGCGAGTGCTGTAAATTACTTAGTGGCATCTGGTGGTGGAACAGGCGCTGGCGTTTACCTCGCAGCACAAGGATCTGATACTAATATTAGTTTGCAACTAACACCGAAGGGATCTGGATCAGTAGTGGTGGCATCCACTACAGGATCAAACCTGATTTTGGCTGGACAGTCTTCTGGCGCTGAGGGCGGTGAAATCTCATTCAATGGAGCTACTGGGCTAGACGCATTTCAAATAGATAATTTCAACGGGTTTGCTCGTATATTCGCAGTAGGCACGTCGAACAAATATCAGATGAACCTTGCGGGATCCAGTATGGATTTCTTCTTAGGCGGCTCATCTACTATCTCGCAGCAATTTCGCATTGCCCACACAGCCTCCGCAGTTAATTACTTACAGGTAACGGGTGCAGCAACAACTGTATGGCCTATTATTAGCGCACAAGGCTCTGATGCAAACATAGGGTTGGTCTATAGAGGCAAAGGCTCGTCTGGACATTTGTTTCAAAACGCAGCTGGCGCAAATCAATTTTCTATTGCTATTACAAATTCAGCTGTTAACTATTTGCAGGTTGTAGGTAACGTAACTGGCAGCGGTCCTGTGTTTTCATCCCAAGGTTCTGATACGAATATAAATATTGGGTATGTCACCAAAGGAACTGGGCTTCATGCTTTTGCAACTGGTGGCGGCATTCAGTTTCAAGTCACCAACACAGCCTCCGCAGTTAACTACTTGCAAGCGACAGGCTCTGCTACTGGCACAAGAGTGGCTATTAGTTCGCAAGGTTCTGACACAAACTTAGGCATTAACTACATCACCAAAGGCGCAGAAGGACACGCTTTCTTTTCGAACAGCGGGTCTGCCATTCAGTTGTTTGTGTCTCCAACAGCCTCCGCTGTTAACTACCTACAGGTAACGGGTTCTGTTACGAGCGGTGTGCCAAGCATTTCCGCTCAAGGCACTGATGCAAACATATCTATTGGTTATTCATCTAAGGGAGTTTCAGCGCATTATTTCTATACAAGAGGTCTTACATCTTTAGGCTTCAGTATCACTGATGTGGCTTCGGCTGTTAACTATTTACAAGCAAGTGGAAATAGCACTGGCTCTGCCCCAACATTAGCAGCCGTAGGATCAGACACCAACATTGACATAACGCTGACACCAAAAGGGAATGGATACGTTGTTGTTGATTCGGCATATTCGCCCAACCTAACACTCACAGACGCAGCTACCATTGCTTGGAATACAGGTACAGCGGGTGGTCAGGTAGCGACATTTACCTTTGTGTCGTCAAACCGTACGATGGGCGCACCAACAAACCTGAAGAACGGTGGCTTCTACGCACTTGCTGTGATCCAGAACGCTGGTAGTAATACGCTCACTTGGAACGCTGTATTTAAGTGGGCTGGCGGCGTAGCACCAACACTCTCGACTGCGGCAGGAGCAAAGGACTACTTCGTATTCCGTTCAGATGGCACAAACCTCTACCAACAAGGCATCTCACAGGCGGTGGCATAAATGCTAACGGTAATGGGGGGGAGCAACCCGACAGGCTACAACCTTACCCGCTCGCTGCGGTTTCGTAGCTCGGCTACGGCGTATTTAAGCCGTACTCCTGCTAGTGCTGGGAATCGTAAGACATGGACATGGAGTGCATGGGTTAAACGCGGGGTGTTAGGAACTAGGCAAGTTTTATTTTCATGCAACGCCGCAAACAACGATAACCAAAGATTTTTTATTGAACTTGGTAATACAAGTGATGATTTAAGCATTACAGCTTTTACTCAAGTTTGGAAAACAACAACACAAGTATTTCGTGATCCATCTGCTTGGTATCACATTGTTGTCAATATTGATACAACACAGGCAACAGCATCAAACAGAATAAAATTGTATATAAACGGCGCACAGGTAACTGCTTTTGCCGCAAGTAATGATCCATCTTTAAATGCAGACTTAGGTATAAATCAAGCATCTGCGCACAGTTTGGGTCAGTCTACAGCATCAAGTTTTTATTTTGATGGGTACATGACCGAAATCAACTTCATCGACGGTCAAGCCCTGACCCCATCATCATTTGGCTCAACCAACACGCTCACAGGCGTATGGCAACCAGCACGATACGCAGGCACATACGGCACAAACGGATTCTATTTGCCGTTCACGGACAACTCTGCGCTGACTACAAGTTCAAACGTAGGCTTGGGCAAAGACTTTAGTGGCAACAGTAACTACTGGACTACAAACAACATCAGCATTACGGCTGGCGTTACATACGATTCAATGACGGATGTACCTACGTTGACGTCTGCTGCGTCGACTAACTTTTGTACAATGAATCCAGTCTATGTTTCTGACATAAAGGCAGCACCAACACTAGCAGATGCAAACCTTACAATTAATCCTCTTTATGATGGATTTATGAACGGCACGATAGCCTTGCCATCATCTGGAAAATTTTATTGGGAAGCGACTGTTGTTACCGCCACAACTGGAACAAACCAAACAGCTTTGGGTGTGAACACAAACCAAGGCAATAACAGAGTGCAACACAACTTTGTTCCTGTTCTTAATGATGTTTGGGGTGTTGCGGTTGATATAGATTCATTAAGTGTATCTTGGTATAAAAATAATGTTTTGGATACAACAAAGTTGTTATCTGCTGGTTTGGCTTATTTTCCGTTTTTTTATACCGATACAAATCCATCACCAACTCAGAAATGGGCAGCCAACTTTGGTCAACGCCCATTTGTCTACACACCTCCAACAGGTTACAAAACTTTAAACACATTCAACTTGCCGACAAACACTATTGTCAAGGGCAATACGGTGATGGATGCTACGACCTATACGGGTACGGGTGCAACTTTAGCAATTACAAATAGTGGCTCAATGCGGCCTGATTTTGTGTGGCTTAAAGGCAGATCATCCCCATATAACCACGCTTTGTTTGATTCGATCCGAGGCGCAAACAAAGTATTGTTTTCAAACGGAACTTCTTCCGAACAAACGGAAACAGCGGGTTCTCTGTCTGCATTCGATTCAAACGGATTTACTTTAGCAAGCGGAACGGCTACTCATGCAGCAGTTAACGTAGCGGGCCAAACTTTTGTCGGTTGGCAATGGCAAGCTGGTCAAGGATCATCATCCAGTAACACAAGCGGCACAATCACATCGACTGTAAGCGTCAATGCTAGTGCTGGGTTTAGTGTGGTGACGTATACGGGTACTGGAGCAACGGCGACTGTGGGTCATGGTTTGGGTGTTGCACCAAAATTTATAATTTTCAAAAAACGAAGCGCCGCAGAAAATTGGATGTGCGTACATACTTCGTTAACCAACTACAATTGGTACTTAATCCTTAACAGCACCAGCGCCCAGATTGGCGATGCAACAATTGGGAACATTGACCCGACTAGCACTCGTTTTGAAGTTGGAACAAGCCCACTGGATAACACAAGTGGAGCAACCTATGTTGCGTATTGTTGGGCGCCTATAGCTGGGTACAGTGCGTTTAGTGGCTACATAGGTAACGGGTCTGGTAACGGCCCGTTTGTATATCTTGGCTTCAGGCCTAAATATATAATGATTAAATCATCATCAAACGCGGTTGATTGGATTGTTGAAGATTCATCCAGAAACACATATAACGTATCAAATTCAAAACTATCCCCAAACACTTCTGGGACAGAATTTACAGATACTAACGCTGTTGGAATAGATTTTTTAAGTAATGGTTTTAAGTTAAAAGGCGTAGATGCTGCAGTCAACGCATCAGGGTATACATACATCTATGCTGCATTTGCCGAAAATCCATTCAAGAACGCTTTAGCGAGGTAATAATGTTTGCAATCATCTCTAACGGCGTAATTGCCATGTTCGTCCAAGCTGGCACAGCGTTTGAGTGGGATGGCATCCAATACCCAGCCAATTGGTGTAACCTGTCTACGCCCGAAGAAAAAGCGGCTATCGGTATGGTTGATGTGGTTTATGGACAATACCCAAACGATCAATACTACTGGGTTAGCCAAGATGCACCTGTGTATAACGCACAGACCAACCAAGTAGACATTAACTACACCGCTACGCCTAAAGATCTTGATTCACTTAAGACCAGCCAAATAAGCGCAACAAACGCAACGGCGTACTCGATACTTTTACCTACCGACTGGATGGTAGTTAAAGCTGTTGAAACGGGTGGCACGGTAGCTCCTGCATGGAACACATGGCGTCAAGAGATCCGTGACGAGGCTGCTGCCCAAGTCGCAGCCATTACAGCCTGTACAACGGTTGCTGAATTAGCTAACCTACCGCCAGTACAATGGACGCCTGATCCTAATTATGTACCACCAACAACCGGAGAACTACCTTGAAAGACTTAAACATTTCTTTAACCGTTGACGAAGTAAACGCCGTGCTACAGACGCTCGGTCAACTGCCTACATCTTCGGGTGCATACCCACTGCTCATGAAAATTAAACAGCAGTGTGACGATCAAGTCAAAGCCCAAGAGCCTATTCCTAAAGTAGAGGTGCAATAATGCAATGGATTATTAATTCTCTTTCGGTGTTGCAGTCACCAGAACCTGACACCGTAGTCATGAGCAACTTTACAATCAGCGATACGCAAGACGGCTTAACAGGCTCGGTGACGTACTCGGTAAAATTGTTGCCTGCAGACCCAAATAACTTCATCCCATACGATCAAGTAACCCAAGCTGAAGCCGTTCAATGGACGCAAGCCGCACTGGGTGTTGACCGTGTAACAGCGATGGAAGCTGAGGTGCAAGCGCAGATTGACGCACAGAAAATCCCTACCCCACAGCCAGCACCACTGCCTTGGGTTGCGCCTGAGCCTGTTGCTGAAGCCCCTGCGGTTGAAGAACCTGCAGTTGAAACACCTGTTGTGTGATGTGGTGGCTCCTGCTTATACCCGTGGCAATTGTCGGATTCTTTTTCTGGCTTTGCGCGGGTATGGATGAGCAAATGAAAGGGTATTAAATGTTTGGTTTCCTACCATTCGCTTCTGAGGCTTTTGCTGATATAACTGAAAGCCCATCGGTTTATTTAACCGGGGTGGTAGGAACAACTGCGCTTGGCACAGCAACAGTAAACGGTGATGCAAACCTTACCGTTATTGGAGTTCAGGGCAATACGGCTCTTGGAACGGCGACGGTTGATCTGCAGCTTGATGTTTTTGTTACTGGCGTTCAAGGCACCACAGCGCTTGGTACAGCCACAGTAACTGGCACGGCGGTTGTCTCCCTAACGGGTGTCCAAGGAACGACGGCGCTTGGAACGGCAACGGTCACGGCTGATGCAAACCTTACTGTTACTGGGGTTCAGGGAGATACAGCTCTTGGAACGGCTACTGCTACGGGCGGAGCCACTGTAAATCCCACTGGTGTTGTAGCCACCGGCGCAGTAAACTCTGTAACAGTTGATCTGCAACTTGATGTTTTTGTTACCGGCGTACAAGCTACAGGATTTACAGGTACTGCTACAGTAATTGGTAACGCTAATGTTTATCTGACTGGCGTCCAAGGTGTAGGAGAGATTGGCCCATTTTTTGTCTGGAGCGATATTGTTCCAGCTCAGGATTCGAACTGGGTTGATATAAACGATGCGCAAACTGAAGGTTGGGTGGATGTGGATACTGCTCAAGCAAGTAATTGGCAAGACATCCTTGCCGCATAAAGATTTCAGGAGTTAATAATGCCAGCAACTTACAGTCCTAATCTTAGGTTCGAGCTTCCCGGAGACGGTGAGCAGTCCGGTATTTGGGGCCAAACCACCAATAACAACATCGGTGCGTTGATTGAACAAGCTATCTCAGGGCTGACCTCGATTAACGTGACTGCTGCAAACGTCACACTAACGGCCTTTAACGGAACGGTTGACGAATCGCGAAGCGCTGTTATTTCGGTTACTGGCTCGCCTGCTGCTGCGCGTAACGTGGTAATTCCAAACGAACCTAAGTGCTACACAGTTATTAATAGCACTGGAGTTGCGGTAACAGTTAAAACATCGAGCGGTACGGGCTACGCCTGCCCAGCTAACTCCCAAAGCACGGTGCAGTGTGATGGCGTGGGTACGGGTACAGTTACTGGCATGTCTATCTCGACGGTGGCTAACGCGCTGACTTCCTCGTCTGATCTAGCGTCAACGGCTGCATCGGTTGGGTTGGCTAAGCTTAACTCGCCTGCCTTTACTGGCACGCCTACTGCTCCTACGGCGTCTGTTGGTACTAATACTACACAGCTTGCTACCACGGCATTCGTTCAGGCTGAGATTGCAGCGGATACTACAGGCTTTGCCCCACTCGCCTCACCTACCTTTACGGGTGTCCCTGCAGCCCCAACAGCAGCCCTTAATACAAACACAACCCAGCTTGCTACAACTGCTTTTGTTGTTGCACAGATAGCTGACGACGCCCCTACTAAAACCGGTACCGGTGCATCAGGCACATGGGGTATTAGCATAAGCGGTAACGCTGCAACTGCAACAAGCGCAACAAACGCAACGAACTCCACTACGCAAGCTCCCGGCACAAACAACACTACGATTGCAACAACGGCTTTTACAACCGCTGCAATTGCTGCTATTCCAACCCCGACTACGATTATTCCGTCCGGCACAGTAATGTTGTTTGCGCAAGCTACGGCGCCTACTAGCTGGACCCAGATTACAACCCAGAATAACAAGGCTTTGCGCGTTGTATCTGGTACAGGTGGTGGCACAGGTGGTACGGTTGCTTTTACTACAGCGTTTTCTAGCCAAAACGTTGGCGCTACAGCCCTTTCTACGGCACAGATTCCAAGTCACAGCCATTCGTTTTCTGGCACAACATCTGGTGTCGGCGACCACTTTCACAACTACACAGCTATTGCTGCCATCGGTGGTTCTTCGTTTGCTGGTGGCGGACAAGGTACGGTTACGACGACGACAGGTGGTGCAGGTGCGCACGATCACTCTTACTCCGGCACAACATCTGCGGCAGGTAGTGGCGCAACCCACACCCACACGCTTGATCTAGCTGTGCAGTACGTTGACATTATCTTAGCGAGCAAGGACTAATGGAAATCAAACCCGGTACATACTGCCCACTAGTCAAGGAAGATTGCCTCCAGCTTAAGTGCGCTTGGTTTACCCAGCTTCGAGGCACTAACCCAAATACGGGGAAGGAGGTTGATGAATGGGGTTGTGCGGTGACTTGGTTGCCTATTTTATTGGTTGAGAATAGCCAGCAACAACGCAGTACAGGTGCTGCAGTAGAAAGTTTCCGTAATGAGATGGTTAAAGCAAACGAAGTTAGCCAACAAGTACTTATCGCTGCAGCGCAGCAAAGATTGGAGTAACCATGATTATTGCTAAACAAGCACAAGACCTAGATGGTGCAGTTGTTGAGGTTGCACATAAGGTAGAGATCCTTTGCCCGAACTGCGACCGAGATGTTGATGAGGCAGAGCTTGCAGCACAGGTCTGTTCTGATTGCGGACATGACTTAACTCAGCCTAAACAAAGCGTTGAGATTCATGCAACGTCTATTCCACTGTTTGCGATTACTTTCTAATACGTATGGTTACAGCTAAGAAACCAGTTGCTAAGACGGTGGTTAAACGGTCGGCGGTAAGAAAACCCGCACCAAAACCTGCGCCACGCGACATAACAGACAAAATCCTTGATCTGATCAAGTGGGTGGATAACCCGTTTAAACTTGTTTCCGTCATCTTGCTGCCATTTTCGCTTTCCTTTACCTTACGTTTCTCAACCATATCTGCAACCTTCTCGACTGTCCTACCTCCAAAATAGAAGTACATGATGATAATCCCCCACTGACCAAGTAGCTCAACATACTG